CAAGCTGTACCTCACGCGGGCCAGACCTTGACTAAACCTCTACAGCTTGAACCTTGGGTCGGCTTACTAATACGTCTCCCTTGGTTCCGATATGTCGCTCCTCCTGAGCCATGCCCGTCCTTTCGGTGGCATCTGCTGATTTCCCGCTTGGAGGCTAGCTAGACCCGTCATCAAGCTGTAGGCTATGCCTGCGGCACTTGACTTGCTTGTTCAGGTTCACGTTTGCTACTCCCATCCGTTCCCCGTAGGGTTCAGTTGTTTTCCTAGCGTGTTCCTTGGGATTATAGTTCCCCTTGGGGATAGTATAGCATAGTCTGCCCTCATTGTCAATACTTATTGTTGTGATTATCCTACTACCATCACACCGCAGGATATACCGCAGGGGATGCCTTAGGGACTGCCTTAGGGACTGCCTTAGGGTCATCCCCCAAGGCGTCCCCTCCCCCCTCCCCTTAGGAAAAAACCCTTGGTCTCCCCCGCAGGGGTCTCCCCTACTCCCCCCTTGGGGGCCACCCCCACTTTTTGGGGGAGTCCTAGGGGGAAATAACCCCTAGCTACACCGGAGGGGATTCCAAATAAACGAGGGGACTCAAAATGAGTAACTCCGGGGCCCTTGGGCCACCTAGGGGGTCCACTGCAGGGGGCACCCCAAGGGGGCCACCGCAGGGGAGACCCAATGTAACCCCCTTAGGGGGGTCAACTAAAATAAATATTAGAAAAGCTTGACATGACCCCTGTTTATTCATACTATAGGAGTATAAGACTCCCATTAAGTATAAAGCACTATAGGGGACACATAAGGGGGCACCTTAGTAACATATCTAATATATAATACTAAAGGTTCTCTAAGAGCAACCTTAGGGCCCCCTAAGGGGACCCCTTATGGGGCCACGATCAGGGATCTGATCTCATCACCAATAACATAAGGAGTCCCCTTAGGGGGCCCCTAAGGGGAAAGCCACAGTGAGCACAAAGGTAGCAGATATTAATAGACAAAGGTTAGCAAGGGATGCCCAAAGTATTGCAGAAAGGGTTCGTCTTTTTGCTGAAGCTAGGTGCCAAGGTCATACGATTATAGATTCATACGCTTTGGCTGGATACTCTAGGGACCAAAAAGAAGCATCACTCTTCCATCGCACCCATAAAGCTGAGATCAATGCTCTGATGTCTGAGGAGCTAAGCTCTTACGTACCACAGGCTATCTCAACCCTAGTTAAGATCATGAAGAATGAAAATGAGAGGGGTGCAGTTAGGCTTAAAGCAGCTCAAGATATCCTTGATAGGGCAGGCTTTGGTGCTACTCAGAAGCTTGACGTAACTACATCAACTAGCGACTTGACCACTGAAGATCTGAACTCTCAGATTGCACAACTGCTTGGAGGCGACAATGTCAAAGAAATCTTCCACATCTAATAGTACACGCAGTGGACTGCCTGTGAAAAAGAGTGACCCTAAGATGACAGAGGCTCTAAAGGCACTAAAGAACGCCGGGAAGAAGCCCGGTGGTGCGATGACCCGATCGAATTATGACGACTAAAGGCGAAGTCTTTTGACTACTGCTAAGAACAAAGGGGCTCTGAGGGGGGCCCCTAAAGCACCCAAAGGAGAGACCCCCTTGGCCTCCCCCGAGTTGCCCCTCTCTCCTCCGAAACCTAACTTGCCCCTCTCCTCCAAGGGTGGTAGTAGGGGGGATGAGGCCAACGAAGAGTCGGTCAAAGGGGTCTCCCCTTTGGATGCTACTGTCATGTCGTTGGGGGAAGCAGAGAAACTTAAGTTACTCTCAGCCCTCAAAGAGAAGGCCAAGAGAGAACCGTTCTGGAAGATTAAGACATTTAAGCCCTATGGATGGCAGATGGAGTATATCACTGCTTCATCCACCTGTTTCCAACTACTGGCTATGACTGGTAACCGCTGTGGTAAGACTTACACAGGGGCGGCTATCATGGCGATACACCTCACTGGCCTCTATCCACACTGGTGGGTAGGGCGTAGGTGGGATCGTGGTATTACTGCGTGGGCCTCTGGTATTTCTACTGACACCACAAGAGATATTCTCCAAAGTGAGCTCTTGGGTGACTGGAGAGACCCAATGGCTTACGGTAAGGGGATGATCCCTAAAGAGCTGATAATTGAAACAGTTAATAAGCCAGGGGTCCCTGGTGCTGTTCAAGCTGTTCTCGTTAGGCATACCTCTGGGGACGTTAGTGCCCTCTCGTTTAAGTCCTACGAGATGTCCCAAGATAAGTTCATGGGTACAGCTATTGATCTCATCTGGCTAGACGAAGAGTGTCCTAAGGACATTTATACCCAGTGCGTTACCCGTACAGCCACTACAGGTGGTATTGTTTATCTCACCTTTACCCCAGAACAGGGGATGACTGAGATTGTCAAGGATTTCCTCTATGACATTAAGCCTGGGCAGTATTTGGTGACTGCTTCTTGGGATGATGCACCTCATCTATCACCCGAGGTTAAGGAGCAGCTCTTAGGAGTCTACTCTGCATCAGAGAGGGCTATGAGGGTGTCTGGTCAACCTAGTATTGGTACTGGTGTTTGCTTCCCTGTGGCTGAATCTAAGATCCTATTAGAGAAGCCCTTTGAGATTCCTGAACACTGGAAGAGAATCATCGGGATTGACTTAGGTTTGGATCACCCCAACGGGATCGCATGTATCACCCATGATAAGCAAACAGACATGTGGTATCTCTACGATGAATACTCGGAGAAGGGTGAAACCCTAGGGATGCTCGCTCAGGCCATTAGGGGCAAGGGTGGTCACATGATCCCCGTGGTTGTCCCTCATGATGCCTTCAAGAGAGATGGATCTGGTAGCGGTAAGCGCTTTGTAGACCTCCTTAGTGACTATGGACTCAATGTGATCCAAGAGCCATTCAGTAACCCTCCTGGCCCAGACGGAAAGAATGGGGGCCAATCAGTTGAAGCTGGTGTGGCATTCATGATGAAGTCCATGGAGGAAGGGCGCTTTAAGGTGTTCCCACATTGTGTCAAGTTCCTGCAAGAGACTAAGCTGTATCACCGCAAGGATGGTAAGATCAATGATCGTAATGATGATATGATCAGTGCCACCCGTTATGGGATAATGATGTTTGATCGCTTTGCTAGACCCGGTGGTGCCTCTGATGACGCATACTATAAACCATCTAATCAACCCCTTATCCCATTGTGGCACCAAGGAGTAATCTAAACATGGCTAAAAAGATGACAGATGATGAGGTCAAACAGGCTGTCCTCTCTTATGTCCAAGACAGTATCACCTATGACCAATCTGAGCTATCGTCCCAACGTGCTAAATCAATGCAGTACTACTTGGGCGAACCCTTCGGTAATGAAATCGAGGGTAAATCCCAAGTAGTAACCAGGGATGTCCAAGAGACAATCGACTGGATCATGCCCTCTTTGATGAAGGTGTTCACTAGTGGTGACACTGTAGTACAGTTTACACCGCAGTCTGCTGAAGATGTACCCCTGGCTGAACAAGAAACAGAATACATCAATTACCTCTTCCTCCAAAGGAACAATGGGGTATCCATTCTACATGATTGGTTCCAAGATGCCCTGATCAATAAGAACGGAATCGTGAAGGTGTACCTCGAAGAGGAGCCTAAAGTTCACTACGACTATTATTCTGGTCTTACCCAAGAGCAGCTCACAGAGATGCTTGCTGATCCAACTGCAGAGTTGCTACAGAAGACTGAACGTGATGATGGCCTTATCGACATTAAGATCAGAACCACGGAAACACGCCGCAGGATCAAGGTGTGTAATGTTCCACCTGAAGAGTTTATCATCAATAAAAGTGCTCGTTCCCTTGAGGACGCTACTATTGTAGGCCATAGGCCTAAGGTTACCAAATCTGATCTCGTCGAGATGGGGATGACCAACAAGCAACTCGAGGATGTACAGTGGGAAACCTACGATATGGTAGATTCTGCCCCAGAGCTCCTCGTGAGGGATAGCATTGACGGTACTGGTGACTCTGGGTACCAAACATACCAAAGGGACGCCACCCAAACTACTCGTCTAACTGAGTGCTACATGAAACTCGATGTGGATGGTGATGGTATCGCAGAATTACGCAGAGTT